TCCGGTTTCCTGATTTATAGGGTATAGGACCGCCACCAACCCTGCACAGGTGCCTACTTGTGGGAATTTTCCTACGCAGGGTGGTGGTCCCTCATGTGGTTCAAACCAGACTTGGAGGAAGTTATGACTGGGCGATGGAGTCGCGGCACTGATGATGGCTATGGAGACATGGTTTATAAAAAGAAGTACGAAACCGACAATGAAGTAATCGTAGCGACAGTTACGATCGGTAATGGCCTTTGCGCGGCCACCTATCATTTATGGTTGGACAAGGATCACCATTCTGAAATTCCAACGAACGATAGATGGGTAGGCGGTGGGGGCACCAATAACCTCAAGGGTGCGAAAGCAGAGTGTGATAGGGTCGTAAATAAACGTAAGAATAAGTATGCAGCAAAGTAATTGTTTTATTATCGAATGTGTGGGGTGGCTATTCCAAAACTTCGCATACGAGTCCCTAACCCCCGCCACCTATGTACTTTGTATCATTTGGGGGCCGAGATAGTATGCCGGTAATTGCGGGTATCGTCAGGTAAGCTGTTTGAAGCGAGCCAACCCGCAAATTTCTTTTTTGGAGTCGTTGTGAGGGTATTGGTTGCATGTGAATCCAGTGGGATTGTGCGAGATCAATTTCTGCGGCGAGGTCATGATGCTTGGTCTTGTGATGTGCTTCCAAGCGTGGTTGGCGGTCCTCACCTCAAGTGTGATGTACGATTTGTGCTAAATAAGGGTTGGGATTTGATGATAGCTCACCCGCCTTGCACTTATTTGTCTGGTAGTGGATTGCATTGGAATAAGCGTCGTTTTGGTCGGAGCCATAAGACGGAAGAGGCATTAAAGTTTGTTCGTCATTTGATGAATGCGCCTATTGATCGGATATGCATTGAGAATCCGGTAGGCCGTATTTCAACGGCGATTAGGCCACCAGATCAGTATATCCACCCGTATGAGTACGGACACCCGCATTCCAAGAAAACGGGTTTGTGGTTAAAACGTTTGCCACCGTTGCAGCCAACGAATGTTCTGAAGATCCCAAAATGTGGTGTATGGGACAATCAGACATTGAGTGGTCAGAATGTGTTGGGTCCATCGGAGGATAGGTGGAGGATACGGTCAGAGACGTATGTGGGTATTGCCAAAGCTATGGCTATGCAGTGGGGTCGTTAAATGAGTTGGATGATAATGCATGGGTTTTGTGTGTCGTGTGAGCGACCTATTTCCTTCAATCCAGAGCTGGTTCCTTCGTTAAGGGTGAATGGAGAGCGTGAGCCGGTCTGCCGTGGTTGTTTTAAGTTATGGAATGAGGTTCACAGGGTATCGAAGGGTTTGGAGCCAGTGAAGTTACGACCGGGTGCGTATGAGCCGGAACGTGTGTGTCCAGATGAGCTTGATGTGTACTGATGAGAATTATAGTCGTGAGTAGCTTTCATATAAAACAAATTATAAACTAGGAGTAAATTCTAAATGCCGAGTCTGTATTTAACAAACCAAGAGGTGAGTTTCTTGCTCCCATTAATCCGCGATAATGTGAGACGGCTGGACACCTGTGTCGCTAAAATCAAACGCGATAAGCCCGAGGATAGTTCTATCGTAGAAATGTCAGAGAAGGCTGAGTCTCTTGAAGGGGTAGGTACAAAATTGCAAACAGCACTTTGGCAGGCCAATTATTCAGGTAGGGGATGAGGCGGGAGGTGTGGGAATGGGAAAACGAAAAACTGCAAAAATGACTACAGGCTGGAATGGACACTCAAACGACCGTGGCGGGGGCAACCGTGCTGAGAGAAGAAGTAGGCGGAAGCACTTGGTAGATGCACTGGGTCAAGACGACCCCCTCTATGCCTTACAGAGAGGGGGGGATGTGCGAGTCCCTGTGGAGAACATTTCTGTAGACGAAGAGAACGGTTCCTTAGTTCTGGATATGTCTAATGATGATTATACCTCGGAAGAAATGGTAGATTATTTGAGTATAAGAGCAAGACTTGAACAGCGGTGAGAAAGTTTAACAGTCCGTGTCTCGCATCGGACACAAAAGGTGAGTGATGCGAGACACGACCGATTGGAATTGGAGGCAGGAATGATTGACACGAAAAAGGAGATGATACGGGCAGAGATAGCCGAGGCTGAGGGTCGGGATGTGCCGGTCGGAGTGGTGTTTTCGCTAATTGATGAGATAGAGCGACTAGCGAAGATATGCGAGCAGTTGCAGTTCGGTGGTCGCCCAGATTGCCCCGAGTGCTTCACAGCATCGACTAACTACGACCCGGTGAAGCGTGACTGGTTCTGCGGGCCTTGTGACAATGGGGGGGAGTGATGAAGTACGATGAATAACATGGTTTGTGTTTGTCCCAATCACCATAGAGAACTCCATTACGGAGAAAATAGAGAGCAACTAAAAAAACAACTACAGGATTTACGAGGAGAATAGTATGGGTAATAATATGAAGGTTCAAACTGATGTAAAGAATATCGACCAAGTGGAGAAGGTATATGTGGTTATCGACAATGAGAACTGGATACAAGTAGAGTTTGTAGACGGTGAGTTCAAGATTAAAACTTACCGTTACACAACAGTAGTCGTTGAGCCAATGACCATTGGCTAGGGAGATGGAAATGCGCAAGACGCCCCTATACCTGCGTATCGTGTAACCATACAACTACGGGGACGAGCATGAACAAGTTTGATTAGTTGCCGTTATCTGTTACTATGCGCTTGCATGGGAGGATGTAGTGGCACGGAAAAAATCAACAGCGAAGACGGTATTTTCGATTGCTGCTAATAATAGTGAAGACTATATGGTGACTGCCCTACGTCCGTTTGCAGATATGGCACAACCGGGTGATGAAGACCACGCAGATGTTGTTATATGTTGCCGGGGTGAGTTTACTATTACCTATGGTGATCTTGTTAGAGCTAAAGAAGCTCTAGTTGTTAATCAGCTTTAATGATTGGAGAGCGGTGTGCATGGTTCTGCGAAACAGAACGCAAATAAGTTTGCGGTAAAGTATGGCAAGTATTTAGCGGAATTGGCTGGTCAGCGTGGTCCTTTAGGGCCAGATGAGGACCGGCCAAAAGTTCGTATACTTGATGTTGGTAGTTATGATGTAAATGGTACTTTGAGGCCACTTTTTAAGAATCTATCCGAGATACCTTATTACGAGTATGTGGGTTTAGATATACGAAAGGGGCCGGGTGTAGACGTTGTTTCCACGCATGGTTCGATGCCGTTTGATGACAATGAGTTTCATGTGGTTGTTTCCACGTCTTGCTTCGAACATGATGCGGCGTTTTGGGAAACCTTTAAGGAAATGGTGCGTGTTGTTCAGCCCGGTGGCTTGATTTATATCTGCACACCATCTTCCGGCAATGAGCATTGTTTGCCAGATCGGTGGAGATTCTTATCGGGCGCGTACCCAGCTTTGGAGTCTTGGGTAGATAATGTGAAGTTGCTCGAGAGCTATATTGATCCTAGAGATCATTGGAAGGACGCCATTGGTATTTTCCGTGTTCTGGAAGACTAATGCCGATCTACGAGTATCGTTGCACATCGTGTAATACGAATTTTGAAAAGCTAATGAAGTTCGGAGATGCGGCTCCACAGTGTCCAGACTGTGGGGCGGGAGAGGCCCGCAAGATGGTTAGTGCGTCTGGTTTCATCTTAAAGGGTCGCGGTTGGTTCCGTGATGGGTATGGATTGAAGGCTGGTGAGGGGAAAAATGAATCTTGATGAAGTGTATGAATTGAAATGCAAGCAGCGTAGTGATATTAACGAGCATCTTCCTACATTAAAGAGATATGCGGAGGAGTGCTCTCATGTGACAGAAATGGGAGTTAGGTCGATCGTTAGTACCTATGGGCTGCTTGCTGGCAGACCAGAGAAGATGGTTTCAATTGATATTACGCATCCGGCATTTGCTGGAGGAGATCACAAGTTACTAAATTCGGTTACTAAAGATGCAGGGATAAATTATACATTTATTCTTGGTGATACTCGTAAGGTAGAGATTGAAGAGACTGAATTGCTATTCATTGATACTCACCATAGCTATGGGCAGCTACAGGCCGAACTTGCGAAGCATGGAAGTAAGGTTTCAAAGTATATTATATTGCATGATACGCAAATTTATGGATTTACTGATATGGGTAACAGTAAGGGGCGTGGATTAATGCCAGCGTTGTACGAATTTATGGAACTGCACCAAGAGTGGTTTATCAAAGAGCATTTTGATAACAATAATGGTTTAACAGTAGTGGCCCGGTCATGAAAAAGTACGGGGTTATCTATGCAGATCCCCCGTGGTCTTATGGTAGACCGTCAGCACCAACTATGGGGCAGAAACCGTATTGCACCATGTCTCTTGATGAAATGAAGCGTATGAATGTAGAAGGTATTTCTGATGACAACTCATTGTTGTTTATGTGGAGCAGCGGAGCCTTGCTCGAGGATTCGTTGGAATTAATGGCAGCTTGGGGCTTTAAGTATAGAACAATAGCCTTTATCTGGAACAAGAAGCGTCCCGCATTTGGAAAATACACAATGCCAATGTGCGAGCTGGTACTCGTCGGCAAACGTGGAAACATTCCAAAACCGCGAGGTGCCCAGAATGTTCGGCAGCACTATTCGATAGAGAAGGGTGCCCATAGCGTAAAGCCAAAAATTTTTAGGAAATTAATAAGCAAGATGTTTCCAACCCAAAATAAGCTGGAAATGTTTGCGAGAGACAGTGATAATGGGTGGGATGTGTTCGGGAATGAAGCACCGAATAGTATTGATATACCGATGCGTTCAAAGTTTGAAATGCGTCAGCGTGAAAGGGAGAAAATATGTCGAATCCGCTAGATCCAAAGTATCAGCTAAAAGTAAATCATAATCCGCTGCAACGAGCCAACCAGCATGAGCTTGTGCGGGAAACGGTGTTTGGTGGACCAGATGCAGGTAGGGATGTGCGGTTTTATGTAGATGTGAAAACACTTTCGCACCTACTGGAAGTCGCACGGATGGCAGCATCACGAACGGCTTTCGTTGGGCGGGCTGGTTTGTGTATTCAAGTATATAAAGATGAGAATGGACACCACTATGAGGTTTGGCGTGTGATTGGCGATAAGCCAGAACCAGTGCGTATTTTGGGGGTGTAATGGACTCCAATGCATATCATTCGTTAATGTCGCAAGTGGTAAACCGTTATCCACTGTTTCACCTTGCAATGACAACGCACCAAAATACCCGTGGGGCACCGATGTCTTTTAAGGACAAGCCCTACTTGGTGGAACTGTACACAGATCTCCCCAAACTCCCCGGCGCAGATATACGCAAGGCGGTGCAGACAGGCTTGTCAGAACTGTTTATCCAACTAATTCTGGAGAGGGCTGGGTGGGCCGGAAAGATTTGCGCCTATGTGCTGCCAACATTCACAATTAGAGACAGGTTCGTTCAGAACAGAATAGACCCCTTATTGCAGACCGTACCTGCGTATAAGGCAAGGGCTGGGGTCGATGGCAAGGGTTCCGGCAACTTGAAGTTAAAAAGATTTGGTAATGGGGCAATGATGTTTCTTGGCTCCAATACCGTTTCTGATTTTATTGAATTTTCAGCTGATATTTTAGTTATTGACGAATTTGACCAATGTGACCCTTCAAACCTAGCAAAAGCAAAAGACAGGCTTCGTGCATCAACGGCACCACAAATGTTTAGGTTGGGCAACCCGACAATGCCCCGTGTCGGGGTGTCTAGATTATATGAGCATACCGACCAGAGATCGTGGTTTACCAAGTGTGATCACTGTAACCATTGGCAACCTATCGATTGGTTTGCAAATATAATTGAAAAGAACGACAGAGGTGATTGGCAATTGCGTGATGCAAATAGAGCGGCCGGTGGCGGGGAAGTTCGACCTATTTGTATTAAGTGTCATGGACCAATTAATAGACGGGCCGCAAAGGGATGTTGGGTCGCTAAAAAAACAGAAGAGCATTGGCGCGGCTATACGATTAGTCGATTAGATGTTACATCAGAAAATCTGCGAGCCTTGTTTAAGGAGTGGATGAGTGCGCAGGGTCAAAGTGAAATGCTTTCCACCTTTTATACATCGGTGTTGGGCGTTCCATTTGAGTTTAGTGGGTCAAGACTTACGATGGAGATGTTAAATGATGCATCAGTAGGGGAATCACTAGATTATGGTGGCGGGTCCGATTATGTGGGTCGGTTGGTTACACTTGGGGTAGATGTTGGTTCAGTATTGAACTTTGTTTTAAGTATTGTCTGTGAAGATGAAAATGGTAAAATAATTAGGCGGGCAAAACATCTTGGTGCAGTCCGAACATTTAATGAAATTGCAGATATTATTAGGCGATACCATGTGGACTGTTGCGTAATTGACGCGATGCCAGAAACGAGAAAGGCACAAGAACTCCGAGATCTGTTCCAGACAGAGGGGAATTGTCAGGTCTGGTTATGCCGTTACCATCCAACGCCCCGTGTTGGACAACAACGTTATGGGATGAAACTAAATTATAAAACAAGAGTTGTGACCGTAGATAGAACACAAGTGTTTGATGCTACCTTTGATGAAATTAAGGATGGTGCGAGGATCTTTCCAGAAGACGCATTGACTGTTTTAGGCTGGTCACAACAAATGCGTGCGCCGGTCAGAGTCCTAAACGAGAATAAGAGCCGAATTGTCTGGACAGAGGGCAAAGCACCAGACCACTACCGACATGCTGGTATTTATGACAGAATCGCTTATGATGTAAGCGAGTCTGGTGGTGGATATTTTTCTGCATAGATAAGTTATAGTTAAATAGTTTGGGGGTTAGAATGGCCCGTATTATTGGTACAGGTACTACGGTAGTTAGAAGGAAGGACGTTCCATCTGTTGGTGGGTGGTTAAGTCAGCCCCAGATGAGAAAGCGTAAGGGCATTGTCCCTAACAATAATTTATACAGCATTGATACTCCGTTTTTAAGTGATGTTCGACCAGATAGATACTTATCAGATGCGGAGCTTTGGTCTGTATATCGTAGGACGCCAGATGTGCGTGCTTGTATTGATTCTGTGGTTCGTCGTGTAGCCACGTTTGATTGGACAGTCCGTCCCACGGTAGACCCAAATAGTGAATACTATTTAGAGGCGGCTGAAATAGCTGCTCGATGCCAGAGATTTATGTCGGCACCAAATAAAAATGGCGAGACATGGCAAGACATTATGACTGCCGTTTTGACAGATTTACTTGTGTATGATGCTGGCGTTATTGAATTAGCACATGATTCTAAAGGTGTGCTTCAAGAGTTAGTTCCGCTTTTGGGTTCTTCAATTAGACCAGTAATGGATGAGCATGGACGCTTGTTGGAGTATCAGCAGGAGGTTGTTCCCGGTGGATCGGACAATATAGCGGGCACGACGTATGAGTCAGATAACAGGCCGACGTTCAAGACATCTGAATTGGTGATGTTTCAGTTGTTTCCAAACAATGCATCTGCTGGTTATGGTAATCCACTGATTGAATCTATTGTGAATGAAATAATCACATTGATGCGTTCATCAGAACATTTGATGCTTGCCTATGATGCAGACGAGATACCACCCGGTATCTTGGTTTTGACTGGGCTTGCGGGTAATGCGGCTAGAGAGGCCCGCTCGGATTTCACTAACCTTAAAGGGCAGGATACAAAGATCCGAGTCCTGACTACACCAGATCCATCCGGTGCTGGTGCAAAATGGGTAGAGTTACGCCGTACACCTAAAGACTTGGAATTTGAGACACTGATTGATCAAATTAGACGAGTAGTGTGGCGAGTGTTTGGAGTTATGCCTGTAGAGATGGGCGCGTCAGACGAAATGCCTCGTGCAACAGCACAAGTTCAGATTGATGTTTCGTCATCGCACTTGGTTACTCCAATGTTGGAGATGATACAGGCAAAAATTAATACTCGTATTTTGCCACTAGTTGTTGGAGATTCAGAGTTAGCAAGACTTGTAACATTTGAGTTTGATAGAGGGATGAGGCCAACAGCGGAAGATGCCCAACTATTAGCGCAGAAGTATCAAAGACTTGTTGGAATTGGTGTTCTTACTAGGAATGAGGTCAGAAAGGAACTGGGCTTCTTGCCTATAGTTAATGGTGATGTGACAACAGTAGATACCGCACAGGGTCCAATTCCATTAGACGTTTTGATTACAGAGGGTCCAGTCGGTGGTTTGGTTATCGAGCCGCTTGATGTTGTCCCAGATGGCGGGAAGGTATCGCCGGGTCCAATAGATGAAGACGAGGTGGCTCCCGGCGAAGTGGTCACAGAATCAACGGAACAACTGGTTGGTCACCAAATTCGCAAAGCAAATATCAATGAGTTTGAAAAAGATCTCCCAAGCGAATGGCAACCGGAAGGTAAATTTAGTAGCTATAGGTCGATGGACCTGAACTCGTTGGGCTGGACTACTATTAATTATAAGCGAGCAGTTACACCGTTTTGGTTAGAGGCGAGAGATTCAGCCATGTCGGTTATTAGTTCACATTATATTGATGGTTCCATTGATCAATATGCGGCACCCTTGGTACAGCGGGAGTTGGCTAAAATTATTGATAAATTAGTAATGCAGTGGTCAATTGTTACCAGACCTCTATACCGAGAAGCGGCCGCTATCTCGCAGTCTGCCGTAATCAAATATGCAGGTCAGGATTTATTTGAAATGTGGAATGAGCGTGCAGACATGTATGCTGACGATGCCATGTTTTGGTTAGCCAATCCAGAAGGTATGTTGGGCGTAATCAAAACAGAACTCATGTTAATGGTAGATGCATTAACTAGGGGCAAAGACTTGTCTGATTTGGAGACAAGAACAGATCCAGAACAGCCGAACATTACAACGCCGAAGGGTGCGGAAGTTGGGGTTGCAGCCAAGACCGCCGTGGAGATTACGGCGAAGGTGTTTGATAGAAACGAGTTTCGTATATCTAACTGGTCTGGTAAACTTGTTGCTTTGGCAAATGAGTTGTTTCGGGAAGGGATGATAGCAGCTGGCACATCTACTACAGAAGATGGCCGGGTTGATTGGTATTATGAGTGGGTATCCGTTGGCGACAACCGAACGTGCGCAACTTGCGTAGTTGAGGGAAATGCCGGGTTTAGGCCATTAACCTCATTAAAAGTAGAACCGGGCGGCGGAACGGTTTGTGGTGCTCGATGTAGATGCGTAATTGTTTTGTGGACAAAGCAAGAGGTTGACCGTGGGTTGGCGGAATCATTAAACTAGTAGTATAATTCTTTTGATTGGATAACGTAACTTGACGAATTATATAGAAATAGGCTACGGTCTACGTGACACCCTTGAGGTGCCCGTATGCAAATACCTAGCGAACTGGCGGTAATATGGACACTATAAGTGGATTATTGGAACAGAATGATACAGGTAAAACTGTTACTGATGACGGGAAGGTTGTAAGAACCTTTAAGTGTAGAGAAAAAATCTCTATCCCACTTGAATTAGTTGCACGATCGGTAGCACCAGTAGAGCGAGATGGTTTATCAGAGGACTCTGATGAAAAATATGGTGGACGAATAGTAGAAGGAACCGCAAGCTCTACGTCTGTAGATTCTTATGGTACAGAGATGTCTCGTGAGGGACTTCTTCGTATGCAGACACAGATGGAGAATGGTATTCCGCTCCTGCCAAGGCACAATAATGGAATGGGTCGCCCGGTAGAGTGGGATGAGGTAATCGGTCGTACTATTAAGGGTGATGTTGAACGGGCAGAAGTTGTTGGAGCAGCAAATTCGTTAGAGCCACAATATGTTTTGCGTGTCACATCTATGCTTTATTCGGATGATTCCGTAGCAGATAAACTATTAAATAGATTAGAGCTGGGACAGCCGGTTGGACAATCTATTGGTGGATGGTTTCTGTCTGTTAGGGTCATCACAAATAGTGAAGATGAGGTTGAGCGAGTCATTGTAGATGATGTGGAGCTTGACCATCTAGCCCTCACACGAGCACCAGCAAACCCTGATTCAAATGGTCTTTATACGCTGCGTAGCCGCTTGCAGGAAGTGATTAAGCCAGAAGATCGACATGTCGTAGATGTTTCGGATAATGAAGATGGTACGGTTACGGTTGTGTTTGAAAAGCATGAAGATAAAGATGATGATGATGAAATGAGTCGCGCTAATTCAGAATTAAATAAACGTGACGTTGTTTCATTTCAAAACATTTCTCTCGCGCCAGAAGGTGATAAATGGGACTGGAGCACAAAAACACAAAATGAGATTCTTGGACCTGACGGTGATAATTGGGAAAGGTATAAAGAGGCGCATCTTTGGTACGATCCAGAAAATACAGAAGTTAAGTCTGGATATAAATTACCAATTGCGCGAATGTACGGTAATGAGTTAAAGGTGGTGTTCAGTGGAGTAAGCTCCGCGATGGCCGCTCTAAATGGTGCCCGTGGTGGTGTAGATATTCCAGACTCCGAGCGGCAAAAGGTGTACGAACATATTTCTAAATATTATGATAAATTCGATAAGCAGCCACCGGAGCTTCAATCCACACTGGAGAATGATGTTATGTCAGACGATAAAGATGATGTTGAAATCGTAAATAAAGACAATGGACAGGATTTAGTAGAAAATTCGTCCAATGGCGTTAGTGAAGAACGTACACTTGACGTTTCTGTTCAAACAGTGCAGGATGATCAAGATACAAATAGTTTATCCGTAAATCCGACAGACGCTCTTGGAAGCGCGGTTCGGTCCAACCCTCCAACCCAAAATAATAATTCGGGAGCAGAAATGTCTGATGACATGATCAGTAAGTTTGAAACGATGCTTAACCGTAGTATTGGTGGTTTGGTCGAACGGGTGCAGAACCTTGAAGCACGGGCAATTGAGCCTATTGCTCAAGAGCCTGTGCTTGAACCGACCAAGGCTGCTGAAACTACTGTAGAGCCTATTGAGCGACGTTTAGCGGCAGCAGAGGCTGCATTGGCTAGGCTGTCCGAGCAGCCGGTTCGTCGTGGTATCGCAACCACAAATATTCGTGCTGGTATCGGTGCGACAACACAAATTGATACGATGATCAATCGTGCGCGTGAGTTGGAGACTGCTCCAACCTTATGTGCAATTATGGAGCGTCACAAAGAAACTCTTGCAGAGGAACAGGGCATGAATAAAATGACCATTTCTCAATTGCGAGATCTTCTGGGTGCTGGACTTCGTGCAGCGGTTAATGATGGTCTTATCGGAAATTCAACCGCCAAGTGGCAATAAGGGGGCATATAATGTCTAATTATCAAACAGGTTGGCTTGGCGCTGTTGATCCGGCACGCCGTGAAGCCTTCGAGCGTGCAATGAACGTATCCAATGTTGGATCTGTTCTTATGCAGCAATACATTAACCGTGTTGTGCAGCAACTTACATTGCGTGAGTTTGGTGCATGGGCAACTATGGACCACCGCGCTGGTTCTGGTTTGGCTTGTTATATTAACCGACGTACTGCTGGTGCAACCGGTGGTGAGTGGGTAACTGATACAGCTACTCCGACCGAGGAAACGGGTACATACGCACAGGTTTCGTTTAACTACAAGACCGCAGTTACCCGTGGCAAGATTACTCGTAAGGCTCAAGCCGTAGGTGCGACCTATGGTGATATTCTTGCTGGTGAAATTGCAGCTAAAGCCGAAGATATGGCTTCTTTACTAGAAGCAACCATTATCAATGGCGATAGTTCAGTTACTGCTGCTGAAATTGATGGTCTTCTGACGCAGATTGGCAATGTGTCAGGTCAAACTGTTGGCAACACAACTGCGGCGGCTGGTGATGATTTGACTCTAGCGAAACTAGATCAAGCTATTGATAGGGTTAAGGGGTCTGGTTCACGATCAGATTGTATTATCCTTGGTAGTTTTGCTGGGCTTCGTAAAGTCAATGCTGCACTACAAGCAGATCAGCAGTTCAATGACGTAACTGAAATTGCTGCGGGTTTCCGAGTCCGTACATATGATGGTATTCCAATGGTCACCAGTACCGGCGTAAACGATACATATGTGTGGAATGGAACTGACGACCGCATTACCGCCTTCACTGGTGGTACTACGACAGCGTTGTTTGTAATCAACAAACGGTATACTTGGATTGAGGAGCTTACTCCCATGACAGTTATGCCGCTTGCGAAGGATTCAAGCCAGTACGACCAATTTGATATGTTTGCAGACCTTGTTGTTCCGCTTGCGAACACAAATGGTGCAGCCATTCTTGGTGGTTTGTCGTTGTAATACCTAGTCGGTAAAGCAATTAGAAGCCCTCGTGTGTAGCTTATCTGTTACATACGGGGGCTTTGTGTTATGGTGCTATTAAGGGAGGGCTTATGCCAGCAGTACTTTCGACTATTCCAGATAATTTCCAATTTGTTATGCGTAGGTATGACAGGAACCACCGACTAGCATTTAGGTTTGTTTGTTACGGCGAGAATACAACTAGTCGTTCTATCAATTTAGATGGCATTATTGCGCCGACGTTATTTCTGAACACGCAGCCAGCTCGCGACAGGGCAAAGAAGATGGGCTGGGAAGATGAAACAACGGTATTCCGTGAAATGCAAAAGCCACCGACCGGCATATCGACACCGGACAAGAAAACCCCTCGGCGGCGCAAGCAAGGCAAAAGGGGTAAGTAGAAGTGGCGGTATTCACATCAGCTTTGAGGGTCCGTAGTCTGCTTGGATTAGCCAGTGGAGTAACCGTTTATGATGAGTTACTTGAGACTCTTGTAGATGTAGCTGATTCTGTAATATTTGATGAGATCAACCTTCCACTATCTAATGGTGCTAGGGTTGCGACGTATTCCGAATCTTTCGATATACATACAGCGGGCCAGAAAGACCTAGCAGTCAATTATACTCCACTTGTGAGTATTGTAGCAATGACGTTTGGTGGCTCTAATGGGTCATTAATTGGGTCGGATGACTATTATATTACGGATTATGGGCAGGTCCGTTTAATTCCAGATGGTTCTTACTATCCGGCTGGTCGTCAAATAGTACATATTACATATACTGCCGGTTTTTCTCGTATCCCTAATGATTTGCGACATGCCGCAACACTGATTGCTGTGCACCATTTTAATGAGGGACCGCATATAGGTTTCCAGACTGAAAAGTTAGGAACGTATAATTATAAATTAGCGAATCTTGGTCAGGGTATTGGTATGCCTTCTATTGTGAATCGCATTTTGGCAAAGTATAAACGGG